CAAATATCGACAAAGTGACCATACTAAATTCTAAATGAATAGGATGCAACACCTTTAGTAAAGTAAAGAACGAAACCTTAGTACGGTGTCTCTGCGGTTATCGGTGCGAATGAGTTTCATTTATAATCACTTGCATGGGTTAATTGCTTTGTCAGGAAGTGGTTGTCACTGTGGAAAACTGAGCAACGCTTTTTACAGCGAATAGTAACCCAATCCCCGATGGGGTCAGCACCGCCATCCGCTGAGATCGAGGATGGCCAGGAGTACCATGCATTGTCCTTATAAACAAAGCAAGACGATTACTAATGATGAATACGACGCTACAACACGAGATGATTGATGGCGAATTTGATGATGAAGATTATGACTCTGGGAGTCAAGACTACTACTATGGAGGTCAGGGAACGCCTGATCATGAAAGCGAATTGGAGAGAAAGACTTCAAGTCAGACCAAACAGATTTGGACTGAAAAAGCCAAAACCAACGTGGAATTTTATGCAGAACCACCTCTGCCGGACAAGAAAGTGGGGAAAACGGATAAAACCGTTAGAAAGTCAGTAAAGCCGAGTAAGACAATAAAAACACAGCAAAAACCCAATAGCCAACAATCTAAGGAGGAGCAAAAGAAGCCTAGGAAAACCAGCCAGGATAGAAGTAAGAAGAAAACTTCTGCGCAGTGGATTCCAAAAGCCGAACTTAACAAGCTATCTCAGAAACCAGAAAAGAAACAGATGGAATACCGTCAGAAATATGGTGGATTAGGGAAAAAGGGTTCCTGCATTCAATGCGGACATGAGCACAAAGGTAATTGCAAAGAAACCGATAGAAATTACAAATCTAAGAAAGTCTCGCTTGTTCCGGCTAGTCAAATGTCAGGAGAAATTTCTTCATCTAATGTGTCAAGTAGAAGTAGCAGCAACAGCAGCAACGGCTACTCAACCTCAGAAGAAGAAATAGAGCAATCCAAGAAAACAGAGGAACCTGAAGATCAGAATTTGGATTGGCTCAGCAAAAATATTTTAATTCGAGAATCCCATTATCGAGCACATACAGCAATGTTGTTGCTATCCTATTTTTTAATCGAGTACCGTAGAGGTATAGTGACCTTATTTGCTAAATTATACGCCTTAGCCTCAAAAGTGTTCAGTCATAATGGTTATAGATTAATGGGCAAAATTTCTCCTTTTATTTTACTTGCTTCTTATCTCTTATCAAATTTTTATCCATCCGTCATTTCAAAAATGAAGGATGTTTTTAAACCATTTTTAGGGAAATTAGCGAATTATTTAACAACTAGGCCAGTATCAGAATTTATAGAAAAAATGGATTTAGGCATCCGAACCTATGAGGAGTTGGAACCAGTAAAAACAGAGTCACCGATGACAGTCAATTCTAGGAACACTGTGGGGCTCAACAAGGTCAACAACTTCACTAGATTCAAGTGGATCAAAAATACAGATTTTCATTTTCTTGGCTATAAAATTACCATGGCAAGGTCAATACCGAGTACAGTCACAAAACAATTTCTGGACTCATCTACGGATGTGGTTCTTTCAGATGACATACTCTCATGCCTATTAATACCACAGGTTATGAATCCTGCGATCCCTCTCGAACAGAGAATGCAAAAGGTGGATCTTAAAATTCGAACAATGGATGATTCAAGTCTCAACGAAACGGCGTTATCAGAAAATAACGACGTTATTGGAAATACCAGAATGGTGGTCCAAAATATCTTAGAGAGAAACATTGCTAGTTCAAATTTCTACACTGCACCACGTCACCATCAACTGGGGACCCAACGTTGCGTTACCAGTTTGGGTACCGGTGTTCTGAGGTGCGTTTGGAATTGGCTCGCCCTAAAAGCGATTATTCAGTTGTACACTTACGGAGGCTCAATGATGTTAGAGAACACTCTAGACCAGTTAGAGTCACATTACCCATCTATCTTAAAAATGTCTCCCTCCCAGCTCCCGACATTAGAGACCCTCTCAGCACAATCCACGGGGATCTTGTCAGGGGCGGGACAAAGGTTCCTCTTAATATTACAGGGATCGGCGGAAACGCTGATTTCGATTTTCCGACGGTAGATGTTGGATTCGAGCACCACAGGAAATTTGTAATTCCTAAAAATGAAAAGCTCGAACAAATGTGGTCAAAATTTCAGCGCATACTACCAGCGCTCATCAAAGAAAGTGGAGTAACACATGATATCAATAGAATTAAAAACATGTTCCTATATAATCTATACTTAATGTCAACTCAATTTCAAGCAGCACCTTCAGATACAGACATATCTAAAGAGGCTTGGCTTGAAACGACTTCATACACGCAGGCAGAAAAACAAAATTTAATGCAGCTTGCAATAGATGAACCTAATATAACACGGGAACACTATAAATGTAAATGTTTTGTTAAAACAGAAACTTACCCAGAATATAAACCTCTTAGAATGATTAAATCGACTTCAGACAGATTTAAAGTAGAAGTTGGACCAATGTTTCATGTAGTCAACAAAGTTTTGTTTGCTCATCCCGAGTTTATCAAGAAAATACCGGTTAATGAAAGACCGATCTATATTCGTGATATGCTTGGTTGGGCAAAGAAATTTAGTTGTACAGACTTTAGTAAATATGAATCACATTTTACGAAATTGGTTATGTACCTGATCGAATTTCCGTTTTATGAATTCTGCACACACCAGATACCAGGTGGAGAACAATTCATGAAACTTATAAGAACAGTTTTGGCAGGGAAAAGAAAATTCAGTTATAAATACTTTAGCAGCACCATGGAGGCCACTCGTGCCTCGGGGGAAATGTGCACGAGCAGTGGGAACGGATATACAAATTATTTTTTATTTCATTATATTTCCACTTGTTTAGGCGCCACACTTGCTTTAGGAGTTTTTGAGGGCGATGATGGATTAACTTCCACAATACCATCATCAAGCATGGCCCAAACAAAACATTACACACACCTCGGTTTCAATTGTAAAATGGAAATCACATCAGAATTCAGCGAAGCTTCGTTTTGCGGACTAGTAGCTGACCAAGAGGAATTAATCAACGTTTGCGACATACGTAAAGCTGTTGCCGACCTAGGCTGGACGACTGATCCTTATATAGACTCAAATTACATAACGAGATTATCGTTACTTAGAGCAAAAGGATTCAGTTTAGTTTACCAGTACCCAGGTTGCCCAATTTTAGATGCCTTAGGGCATTATATTTTAAAGTACACCGATTCGGATCAAGTACAGCTGAGAATGAATAAGTTAATTTCAACCAGTAAGGATAAATACAAAAGAGAATTGATGTTACAAGCAATTAGGTCGAGAAGACCCAGCCGGACAGAATCCGGCCCAAAAACAAGACTATTAGTTGAAAAACTTTACGGAATAAGTCCTATTAAACAAATGGAATACGAATCATATTTTGACGATTGTGATTGCTTAAAACCATTTACTATGGAACTTAATTTCCCACATGTATGGTACGAAAATTATTATAAATATACCACAACTAACAAGTCTTTCTATTACCCCATAGAATCACAAAAATTAATCAGATCCATTGAGGATTTTTCAGGGGCACCGATTTTAGGAGAGTGGAAGCTCTAAAATCAAATGGCA